AGTTTATATTAGATCGGCGTATGCAAAGTTTTTTGGACTCCCGGCAGTAAAGAGCATAGATTATCCAAAATTTGTCAACAACCGTTTTTTAAACATATCTACCGTTTGGTATGACAATGCAGGTAAAGTTGTACATGATCCATATTCGCAGCAACAAAATATATCTAATAAAGTATTAGATATTGTTAGTGAGCCAACCAATACTGGGTATGATACTGCATTTCTTGTGCTGTTTATCGCTTATAAGTTTGATATGGTGTTGTCAGGTAATTTACAGCAATATGTTTTGAGTTGGTCAAAACAATCAACAACGACCCATACATTTAACGATTTCCATCAGTTAATCGCAACGTTACACGATCCATTTTCATTTTTGAAACTTTTGCAACGTTATAATATTTTGAAAAAAATTTATCCATTTCTGAATAAAGGACTGAGTAAAAATGATGTAGATTGTGGTAATAGATTGATTGGATCGGTTACGACTGGCAAAGTATGTAGTACCTACAACCAATATATGGCGTTTTTATCGATACGTGAACGGAAACCAACCAGATATTTGAAAAAGTACCACAATGTAGCTAGAGCATTGAATGGTGTGCTTGGTGATTATAATGTGGCTGATTTGTATTTAAAGCATGGTTTTTTGAATAAAAACGACGAGCAGATTTCTGATTTTGTTAATATATTGGAAATGCTTAGAGTAGTTGATGATACTGCGTATGAGCGTATTTTTAAAGTATACGACGAATATAATAAAATCGTTGATTGCAATTATACGGTATTTTCAACTGCTGATCGTTTGCGTACATTGAAAACTATAGTAAAAACAATCAATGATACCAAGCCACTGCGTTGCAAGAATAAATAAAATATGTTTTTGTTCTTTATTTGGAAAATGATATGCCATTGGTTGATAAAATAAAGTCGTATATAAGTGATTCGTCTGAATCGTCGGCCCATAAGCAGTTGCTTAAACAGTTTATGGTAAAAAATGGGGAAGATAATATGAATGTTGATTTTATTAACAGTAAATTGTCTTCTATGAAAAATGTAGTATCGGCAGCGAAGGGAATTACCCCATTGGTTGTTGAATATAAAATTTTAATTAGTATATTGGAAAAGCTTTTACTTGAATAAATATTAATGAACAAATATCTGTTCGTTAAAATTTGGAGTACTGCTTATGTCATATCGTGAATTACTTAGATCTGGTGATTTTCTAGCGGCTGAAACTGTTGTTGCAAATGTTAAGTATTGCGAAAACGGGTTTAGAGATATAGATATAGAAGAAGGAAATTTCTTCTTATTGAAAGACAAAACAAGAGCGTTGACATTACAATATAAAGTAAAGTACCAAAATTGAAAACAAATTTTTACTGGTCCACGTTTGTGGACCTTTTTATTAGGAGCGCGATACCGTGTTTAATGATTTAATTAAGAAAGAAGCTATTAAAGTATTGAAAACATTGACTGGTGATGAAATCATTGGGTTTGTATACCCAATTACTGCTGTACTTGGTGGTGCCATTACTGGTTATAAAGTTGTAAATCCGCTAGGAGTAACCGCCACAAACGAGGGACAAACTTTTATTCCGTATATGATTAGTTTACCATTCCCTGATTGTGTAGTAGAGATTGCTAGTCAGCATGTGGTGGTAAGCCCGGTAGATCCACATGATGCGATGCGAGACGCATATATGTCTCTTTTTAAATCAACCCCAGATTTGATTTTACCTGATAATAAGATCACATTACTAAAATAAAACAACCATCAAAAAAGGCCGCCACTAATCTGGCGGCCTTTTTATTTGTGCAAAATAAATAGTTTATATATGTTTTCGAGGTGTTTTAATATGAACCGGAATGAATTAAAAACTGTTATTTTAACTAGTTTAGGCGCTCCAATGATTGACGTTGAACTGGATGATAGTCAATTAGAATTATCCATTGATTTGGCGATACAGAAATATAGATCTAAGGGGTCAAACGCTACCGAGGAAGCGTTTTTGCATTTTCGTATGCTACAGAATGAGTCGGTTTATCAATTACCGGATGAAGTAATTTCTGTATATAAAATTTACAGATCTGGTAATGGGATTATTGGTGGTGGTAGTTCATCAAATGTTGATCCGTTTGCATTGGCATATGTCAATTCGTATTTGTTAACTGCGGTAAGAGGGCAAGGATCCGGTGGATTATTGACCTATGATTTATATCATCAATTCGATAAAACGGTCGGCATGATGTTTGGCCGTGAAGTTATGTTCAATTATAACCGAGTAACTAAAAAATTAATGATTGAAAGAACTGTATCCCACGAAGAAACCGCATTACTACATGTTTATCATCGTAGACCGGAATCGTATTTACTAAACGATGACTATATATACCCATGGATCAAGGATTGGGCATTAGCGGAATCAATGCAAATATTGGGACTTATGCGTGGAAAGTTTTCATCACTTCCGGGGGCACAAGGCCAAGTTACGCTTGATGGTGCCGCATTACAGGAAAAAGCTAGTAAAATGAAAGAAGAATTATTAGCGAGTCTTGGACATTATGGTGATGGTGGTATGCCATTAGGTTTCATAATTGGATAATAGCTTATTTCATCTGGTATTTTGACAACCTTGGATAAATATCATTATAAAAATTTATTAAAGATTTCTTTTTTGGAGGTTTAAATGGGCACATTAATAGCACCGGGTGTAAGCGTTACCGTAACTGACGAAAGTCTGGTGTCAAGCTCTGGTACTGGGACTGTTCCGTTGTTTGTTTTTGCGACCGCGCAAGACAAATATGTACCTAATAGCACTACTTTCGCAGTAGGTACCAAGGAAAGTAATGCCAACAAATTGTATTTGTTGACTTCGCAGAAAGATGTATTACAGACCTATGGTAACCCAGTATTCCAGACATCGTCTGGTAGCGTCGTTCAAGGTGATGAACTGAATGAATACGGGCTACATGCACTTTATTCTTATATGGGTATTGCTAATCGTGCTTATGCGATTAGAACCGACCTAGATTTGGCACAACTTACCCCTACGTTAGATGAACCTACTGGTCCAGTAAAATCTGGAACATATTGGTTGAATTCAGACACATCTGTTATTGAGGCGTATGTTAGTACTGGTACTGGTATACCGGAAGAGTTGCACAACACAAATTTATATGATTATTGGGACAAAAGAACTACCCATCTAATAAAGTATGACATGAACCGTAGCTATCTGAATGTAATAGATGATACTAAATTTATTGCAGAATACAATGAAGATACCAGCATAAAAATTGGTGATATAGTTGTTGTATATGTACCTAATGAATCTGCATTTTTGGTATATACAAAAACTGCCGATGAAGGATTGATTAGAATGGCAACCCAAGGATCCGTTGCAATCGCTCCATTGGCTAAACCACCAGTTCCGACTGAGGTTGGTTCTGTGTGGATCAGAAGCGGATATACAAAAGTTGGTACAAGATATGTAGGCACGTTTCTAGATGGTTATGTATATAATTCTTTCTCCGATAAATGGATAAGTACTCCGATTTACTTGGGTTCAAATAGTTATGAAGCTGAAAGTTACGCTAAAGCGCATACTGGTACCATTATTGGAACGCTTACTGACTATATGGCTGGTATGATTGCGCTAGCTGTAGGGGTTGTACCGGTATCACCGGCTAGTACCAATTCATACTTGGTAGATATCATGTTCAACGCAATACGTGGTAAATTAGCTGGTAAACCTGTTTTGATGTTTGAATATATAGGTAAAACTTACGCTCTTACTATCCCTTTACCAGTTGGGGGTACATTAGATTCTGCTACGATTGCGCAGGCAATCAATAGTGATTTAACATTAACTAATGACGGTATTGTTGCATCTGAAAAAATGCCTACTACTGTTACTATTCGTAGCTATAAAGGGTATGCAGTCAAAATTTATCAAAAACTTAATTCGAATAACACTGTAGATGAAGTAATGTTTACCGGTGTTGAATATATTAATGGTTATAATATTCAAGCTTTTGTTAATAGCTACCCATTATGTTACGTACAAGGTACTGAACCTACTGGTAAAGCGGTCGAAGGTACATATTGGTATAGATTTGATCCATCGTATTCATTCGATGTTGCTATATATACATCAGTATATAATAGTAACTTGAATATTAATGTATGGAAAAAGGCAGAAGTACAAGTTGGTGAGGATGTACAGTCTGCTAATCCAAACTCTTATTGGATTCAGCCTATTCGCCAAGGTGTTGACGGATTTAAATTCTATAAACTAATTGATGGATATACCCCTACGTTGATCGATACTACTGATCAAACAACATTGAACGGTATAATTTTCACTAATTCACCTAGTGACTATTCTGCCGACCTGTATTCTGTTGGGATGACATTGTGTAGCTTGTCTGAAACTGATGGCGTGGTATTGCAAATGACCAATGGTGTATGGAAGGTTGTTTCTGGGCTCCATGCTGATGGTTCCGCCGTATTTGGTAAGGCAGCACAACGCAAAGTTATAGTTGATAAATTGGCATCAACTATTGTTTCGAATGAAACTATTCGTTCTGAGTATGTCGATTTTAACTTGCTATGCGCACCGGGATACGTTGAACTATTAGATGAATTGGTAACATTAAATACTGATCGTCGTGAAACGGCATTCATCGTAACAGACGTACCGGCTACTTTGGTACCTACTGGTACTGAGATCCAAGCATGGGCAACCAATGCAAATAATGCAACCAGCAATGGTGATATTGGTCGTACTACCCGTTATGCATATGCTGCGCAATATGCTGGTTGGTGCTATGGAACTAACGTTGATGGACTTGAAGTTGCTATCCCGGCGTCTACCGTTGCAATGAGAACCTATGCATATAATGATTCTATCAGTTATGTATGGTATTCTCCGGCTGGTACTAACCGTGGGGTTGTATCTAACGCTACTAGCGTTGGTTACATAACCGATGAAAGTGAATTCCAGTCTGTATTGTACAGTAAGGGTCAGTTAGAAACTTTATATTCTAATAGTATAAATCCAATTGAATTGCGTGTGTCCCGTGGCTTGGTAGTGATGGGTGATAAAACCCTGAATGCTGATGATACGGCTGCACTATCTCGGGTGAATGTTGCTAGATTGGTTGTTTATATACGCCGTCAGATCGAAAAGTTGTCAGAAAGTTTCTTATTCAAGCTGAATACTGCAACTACTAGACAAGAATTTGCTGGTGCACTAAACGCTATGTTAGCTAATATTGTGCAGTTGGAAGGTTTGTATGATTTCCAAGTTGTATGTGACGAATCAAATAACACATCATCTAGAATTGATGCAAATGAATTATGGGCTGATATTGCAATACAACCGACCAAGAGTATCAACTTTATATACGTACCAATAAGAATTCAAAAAACTTCGTAATTGAATGACTAAAAAGCGCCCTTCTGGGCGCTTTTTTTATTTTTATATAAAAATATCATAAATAGGAATGTAATCTAAAATTTTTGGAGATTAGATAATATGAGTATAGTCAATAAATTTGGTGTATCTTTACCGAGTGGTAGATCGCCTATGAAAAACCCTAAGCCGAAGTATAGATTCCGTGTACTATTTTTCGGTTTCGGTGCTAATGGTGACGGGGATTACATTGCGCTGGATACTAATACTTGTGGCAGCCCGTCAGCCAAGTGGGATGCAAAAGAACTGCATTCTTACAACTCGGTTGCATACTATAAGGGTAAAGAAATATGGAATACCATTGATGTATCCATTCGTGACTCTATTGGCAACCAATCGTTGAAAGCTGTTGCTAATCAGATGCGCA